CTTGCCGGGGTTCTTTTTTGATCAAAGTTGGAGAATTTATATGCAGTGTTTGAGCCCGGTTGAAAGCGAAGTTCTCAATGTCGTGCTGGCGGCAGATATCCAGCCTGACCGTTTGGACGACACGCAGTTGTTGCAGGCGATCAATGCGTTGATTTCTGGCGGTGGCTCTGGCGGCGGTGATATCATTTCCGGCAGCGAGATCGGGTCGGTTTCGGCCTTTGCCATGCCAACTCCGCCAACCGGCTGGCTGGTGTGCGATGGTTCGGCGATCTCACGCACCGAATATGCCGATCTGTTTGCCGCTATTGGTACTGTGTGGGGGGCTGGCGACGATGTCACCACCTTCAATCTGCCGGATCTGCGTGGCGAGTTCGTTCGTGGTTTTGATGCCGGCCGTGGTGTCGATGATGGTCGTGTTTTTGGTTCAACTCAAGCTGATGGCTTCAAACAACATGGTCATACTTCCCATTACAGCTCGCAATTCCATGGTTATGGGACAGGCGGAAACTCTTGGCAGTCCAACTTCGCAGGTGAGCCTGGTGGTGTGAATGCAAACATGACGACGACGACCGAACTTATTTCGGACTCACTTGATGTTTCGGCAAGCAACGAAACCCGCCCACGCAACATCGCGATGACTTATGCGATCAAGGCGTTTTATCCGTCGGCGTCGTAAGGCTGGCGGTTAACTTTAATTGGCGGGGCCCGGTTTTCCGGGCCCCGTTTTTATTTGGGGGATGTGATGGCGTTGAGTGATGTGGCGCTGTGTGCGCGGGCGTTGGTGATGATCGGGACGGCGCCGATTTCATCGTTTGAGGAGGACGTGGCCGAGGCCGAGATTGCCCGGATGCTGTATGCGAGCGTGCGTGATGGCATGCTGGCGGGCTATCCGTGGCGGTTTGCCGGGCGGGGGTGCTGGTTGTCGCGACTGGCTGGTGACGACGCGGCGACATCGCCCCAGGATGGAAGCCATCTGTTTGCCTTGCCGCGCGATTTTATCCGCTTGCTGTCGCTTGAAAATGACGGGGGCAGGATTGCGCGGTTTGAGTTGCGCGATCAGGCGGTTCTGGTGGCGGGTGACAGTGCGCATCTTTCCTATGTCGCGCGGTTGCCGGAGGGCAGCTTTCCGGCATGGTTTGATATGGCCCTGATGGCGCGGCTGGCGGCGGAGTTTTGCCTGCCGCTGACCGAGAGCAGCACGCGGGCGGAGTATCTCTTCAAGCGGGCCGAGGACCAGTTGCGCGAAGCACGGCTTGCCGATGCGCAGCAATCGACCCCTCACGCGATTGATGATTTTTCTCTGATTTCTGCAAGGGGCTAGGGCTGCGGGCGGCAGGGTTGCGCAATATGTTTATTTGAGAAATTGCAGCGTGGCTGCGTTCCGTCACAGTATCGGGCACATTAATTTTTTGCTTCTGGTTGTGTTTGGGCTTTGGATTGCAATCATATGAATGTTACGTTTCTTATATGAAAGCATGATCAAGGACTTAATCCAATGAGAGCGGATGAAGTTGCTCATTACCTCGACGCAACCAAATCACTTTCCGGCCAACCCGTCTGGATTGCAGGCTCGAAAGACAATCAGTTCCGATTGAAATGGCCTGTTATCTTTCGGGGAACAGGTGGAACGCATGTTGAGATTACGTATAGTAGCGGCGCACCATACTTGAAATATAGTATCATGCTGATGATACCACCACCGGTCTTTCGCCTTGATGTGGGCAGCGAACTGACCCATATGAACCTCAAGCCCCGTATGCATTCGATTCAGGGAAGTCACTTCCACCCGTGGCATTTGAATGCGCCGGAGGGAAGGGCACCGATTCCCAAAAATCTGAAAGAGGCGGTTTCATATACAGAATCAACCGATATTGAGACCGCTTTCGAATGGTTCTGTGGTATGGTAAAGATCGCGCTGCCAAAATCAAAATTGCCGGAACCGCCGTTGCGGGAGACGCTGCTATGACAAACAAATATGTGCAAATTTCCGCAGATATTGCGAGGGCTAGGCCTGTAGAGCACGGGACGCTTGTAGATACTACTTGCTTGCTGTCAACTGGCGAGGTTGTGCAGGTTCTGATAACTGGCGGAACCAGAGAGATCGTGGTTTCCGACTGCGGGCTGGCAATGACGGAAATTGAAAATTTAGGTCTAGCAGACAAGTTTCCGAATAAAAGGTTCAAAGCTCATGCAGCTAACTTTGGCGTTCAGGTTTCCAAAAAAGGTGAAATTTACGTAAAAACCTCTGTTGCTGAGGTGTCGGCGGCTGTCGTCCTTGTATCCAATGCGGTTCAGGAAGCTGTAAACACAGAAATAGCCAGAATGAAACCCCGACATCATAGAGACCTTAAGCTCGCTGTTGCTGAATTTGTAAAAGAGAAAGACTTACTCAAATTTGAGCGGGACCGAACTGTTTCTGGGCGCTACACATCTCATAAGTTTGAGCATGTTTTTGAGGGCGGACGTAATCAACTGATTATTATGGATACTGTCATCCCTGACCTCTCCTCAATCAGCTCGCGAGTGGTTGCACATATTGACGTTCGGGAGAATGCCGAGATCAAGGCAGAGTCTTTGCTGGTTTATGATGACACTGATAATTGGCGAACGGACCGCTTGGGTCTCCTGGAGCTGGCAGGAACAATTGTTCCTTTCACAGGCCTTTCCGAAGCTATGGATGCTCGACTAGGTTTAGCCAAAGTGCATTAATTTCGTTCTATGGAGATTAGGTTTTCCAGTGCCCGGTTCTTGTGAGCCGGGCATTTTTTGTTTTCGGCTGGGGTCAAGATTGCCCGCAGGCGGGGATCCCGATCCACAAGCGTATTACCTTTATTCATTGAGGGAGCATCCCATGGCACGCCGTGTTTTGGAGAAAAATACCTTTTCGACCGGCGAACTGGCCCCTGAATTGTGGGGGCGCTCGGACCTGAGCGCCTATGCCAATGGGGCAGCACGCCTGCGCAATGTGTTTATCGAACCATCGGGCGGGGTGCGTCGCCGTCCCGGTATTCGATTGATCGATGAACTGTCAGGTCCAGCACGGTTGATTCAGTTCGAGTTCAATACCGAACAGACCTATTTGCTGGCCTTTGGCGATAAACATGCGCTGGTGTTCGAGGATAAGGCAAAGGCGATCTGGTTTGAAACCACGTTCGGCGAAGAACAGCTTGATCTTTTGAACTGGACGCAAAGTGCCGATACGCTTCTGGTGGTGCATCCCGCGGCCCCGCCGGTACGCATTACCCGGACAGGCGATGGTAGCTGGCAGACCACCCTTTGGGCCTGGCGCGAAACCAATTTTCGCACCAGCCAGCCCTATTACAAGTTTGTCGAACCCGCCGCCACCCTGACCCCGTCAGGCACCAGCGGGACGGTGAGCCTTACCGCGAATGTCGATTTGTTCGTTGCCGGGCATGTTGGCACGCTGTGGCGGATTCAGGGGATCGAGGGTGAGATCACCAACGTTTCCGATGCCCGGACCGCACAAATCGCCCTGAAGCAGGCACTGCCCAACACCAATGCCACGGCTGATTTCGTCGAGCAGGCCTTTTCCGATGTGCGCGGTTGGCCGCGCAGTGTGACCTTTCACCAGGACCGGTTGATCATCGGCGGATCGCGCGATCTGCCCAACCGGCTGTGGATGTCAAAGTCTGGTGATCTGTTTAATTTCGAACTGGGCGAGGGCCTTGATGACGAGGCGATTGAATTTGCCCTTCTGGCCGATCAGGTCAATGCGATCACGGACATTTTCGCCGGGCGTCATTTGCAGGTCTTTACCAGCGGATCGGAATGGATGGTGACGGGCGATCCATTGACACCGGCCAATGTGCAGGTCACGCGCCAGACCCGTATTGGCAGCCAAAGTGATCGCACTGTGCCACTGGTCAATGTTGATGGTGCCACGCTTTTTGCCGGGCGGAGCGGGCGCGAAATTCGCGAATTCCTGTTCACCGATGTCGAACAGGCCTATGGATCAGCCGACCTTGCCTTGTTGTCACGCCATCTGATCCATCATCCCATCGATCAGGCCTTTGATCCGGAACGACGGCTTTTGCATGTGGTGATGCGCGATGGATCGCTTGCCACCCTGACGCTGTATCGGTCTGAGGCCATCACCGCCTGGTCGGCGCAATCGGTTGCGGGATGCGCCTTTAGATCCGTTTCAGTATCCGGCGGGGATGTCTATGTCGTGCTGGAACGCGACGGGCATCATTTCCTGGGCGTATTTGACCCGCAATGCGGTTTCGACCTTTATCGCCGCCAAGCGGTGGCCGAGGGCGAAGCGCCACGCAAACATTGGGGCAATCTTGATGCACTGGATGGCCTTGATGTCAGCGTTTGGCACGATGGCGTTCTTGCCGATGACATCCCGGTTGCCGGGGGCACGATTACGCTGCCAGATCACATCGGGGCGGTGGCGGAGATCGAGGTCGGCTTGCCCTTTACCCATGAAATTTATGCCCTGCCGCCGGCCGCATCGGATGGCAGCCGCCCGCATGGCGGCAATGCCGTTCGGCTGGTTTCGGTCACCTTGCGCTTGCAGGAAACCGGGCAGTTGCGCGTTGATACCGGTCGGGGATTGCGCGATGTCGCGCTTCCGGTATCTGCGCCACCCGATGACAGGCGCGCGCTTTATAGCGGGGATATCACGCTCCGCGCGCTTGGCTGGCAGCGGGGCAGTGGCGGGGGACTGAAAAGTGGACTTTGGCGCATCGCCGGGGCATTGCCCCGGCCTTTTTTGTTGCTTGGTGTGGCCAGTGAAATAGGGGTGAATGACTGATGGGTGGATTTACATCAATCGTGCCGATGGCGGCATCGGTGCTGCAAACCGGACAACGGATTAGCGCCAACCAGACCAATGCACAAAGCCGGATTGATCAGGGCGAAGCCGCCCGTCAGGCGGAGCTGGCAGAGATCGAGGCGCGCCAGCGTGAAGACGCCACCAAACGCGAGGATGACCTTAGGCGGCGTCAGGCAACCGCGCGTGCCCGGCAAGGGGCATCGGGGCTGATGGCCGGTGGGTCTGGCTCGGCCAGCGCGGTTCTGGCGGGGTTTGAAAAGGCCGCGCGGCAGGATGCGGAACTGGACGCAGATGCCGCTGCCCGCAAGCGCCGCCGCATCAACCAACAGGCCGCCTGGCGCGAAAAGTCGCTTTTGCGATCTTCGCAGGATGACACGGTCGCACGGCTGAATGCCTGGTTTTCAAAGCGTGATGGCTGATTTTTTTAGGGGGAAGTACGCTATGGGCGCTGTTTTTGCCAATCAGATCCGTGCCACCATTGCCTTTGTCGGCGATGGTGCGCGTGACAAATTTCCGTTTGATTTTGATGTGTTTGATGCGGGTGATCTGCGCATCACCATCAATGGCAATGAAATCGAAACCGGGTTTCACATCGTCTTGACGCCCAGTGATGAGGGCGGCGGTGGTGTGGTGCGGTTTGAACACCCGCCGGAAACCGGCGCCCGGATCACCATTGCCCGCCAGTTGCATTTGCGCAGGCTAAGTGCCTTTGACGCCATGTCGTTCCCGCGCGGCGATGCGCTGGAACGCGATCTTGATTTCATGACGGCCGCCCTTGGCGATGTTGATCACGCACTGACCGGGACGCTGCGCTTTGGTCCGGATCAGGATGCACCTGCATCGGCTGAATTGCCGGCGATCACGCCCGGCCGGGCGCTGATCTGGAATGCGGCGGGCACGGGGCTTGCCAACGGACCCAGCGGGGCGGAGATCGCGCAGGCCAGCACCAAGGCAGCGCAGGCACAGGATGCCGCCAATCGGGCGGAGGCCGCCGAAAGCCGATCTGAAATCGCGCTCGCGTCGTTTGAAAGATCAAACGCCTCGGCGATGCTTGATCTTGATTTTCGCAGTGGCGATGTCCTGGCGTGGGAGGATGAGCGCCGCATGCCGGTGATTGATGCGCCAGTCAGCCGGATCATGGATATCCGTGAAACCGGATCGCTGGTCAGGCTTTCCAGCGGGGCGCAATTGACCTTGCCGGTGGCGTCCGTTGCGCGCAATGGCGTGCGCTTTCGCGTTTTTAACGGTGATGGCACGATGGTTGATATCGCAACTGCATCGGGTGATGTCATCCGCCCGACCAATGGCGGGGCGGAGGCGACTGTTTATCCGTTACCGACACGGGGTGACATGGTCGATCTGGTCTGTGATGGCGCGCGCTGGTTTGCCGCCCCGATCCATGAAAGCGGCCCGGTTGTGAGGCTTTTGCGGGTGGCGTCGCAATCCATTCCGGCGGGCGGGGCGTTTCTGGTCGAATGGGATCAGGTGATCGAAGACAGCCACGGGCTTTATGACAGTGCGGTGCATGGCGTCACCGGCCTGCCGCCGGGCTTTTATCATGTTGATATCGGGGTGCGGCTTCCCATTACCGACCAGTCGGTCTTTACGACTTTGTCGCTCGAACGCTTTGACGGCACCGATTGGTCAAGCCACCTGCAAGCCAATGACATAACCGCCACGGGCAGCGGGGCGGCGCATAGTTTGCGGCTGAATGGCATTGCCCGGATCGGGGCCACGCCCGGTACCGGATTGCGTTTGCGCATCGTGCATAGCGACACCCAAACGCGTGAAATCGCGGCAAGTGATCTTTTGACCTGGTGTCACATCCATCGCATTGGCGGCTAGCACGCCAACCAGCGCCTGCCATCCATCGACTACACACTGATCGGAGATGCATCCAATGGGATTGCGTTATCAGCCGCTTGCGGCCTGCATGAATGTTGCGCGCGCCAGCACCAAGCTTGTCCGCGGCCAAAATGGCCTGCTTGAAACCCGCGCGATTGATGAGCCGGCCTATGACCATGATCGGCTTGGCCGTCGCCTGGGCCTTCTGATCGAGGGGGCGGCGACCAACCTGCTGCGCTACTCATTGGGCTTTGACAATGCGCTTTGGGAAAAGAACAGCGGTGTGACCGTGACTGGCAGCGCCATTGTCGCCCCGGATGGCAGCCAAACCGCGATGCAGCTTGATCTGCCCGGCAGTGCGGCGGGTGCGGATGGACTTTATCAGAATGTCGGCGGGCTTGTGGCCAGTGAAACCTATAGCTTTGCCGTCTGGATGCGTGCGGTTTCGGGCACGGCTGACATCACGCTTGGCGGGATTGACGGGCCGTCCGCCCATGGCTTTACGGTGGATGAAACTTGGCAGCGGGTGTGGATCGCCGAACCGGCCTCAAACAGCACGCGATATCCGAAAATCAGCACCGCAGTTTCGGCCCTTCCGGCCTCTGTCCTGATCTGGAATGCGCAACTTGAAGCCGGACCGGCACCGACAAGTGATATCATCAGCAACGGCATCCCGGCCGCACGAGCGTGCGATGATGTGCGCCTTGATCCCGGCGACTGGTCCGCGCAAGGCCGGGGCACCTTGGTGTTTGATCTCCATACCGCCAAGGATTGGGCGGGTATCTGGCGGATCGTGCAGCTTTATTCCAGCAGCCTCAATGATGATCACCTTGATCTTGCCTATGACAGTGCCGCCGATCAGCTCCGCATTTCGCTGCGAGCGGATGGCGTGCCGGTCGTCACCCAGTCGCTGTATGGCCAACTTGCCAAGGACACCCGTCATCGCATTGCGCTGGCATGGGACGATGATGTGATTTCGGTCGGGCTGGATAGTGTGGTGCTGTCCTCGCCGGATGGCTTTGCCATGCCACGCAATTTTACCAATATCGTACTCGGATCATTTGGTGGAACCGACAAGGCGCTGAACGGCCATGTGCGCAATCTGGCCTATTGGCCGGAGAAGCTATCGAATGCGCGGCTTTCTGAACTTTCGGTGGTTTAAACCTCATGTGCACGGATAAGACACCCGACCCGATCATGGCCCTGCAATCCCGGCTTCTGGGTGAGCTGCCCGATGACATTGCCATGGCGCGCGATGCCTATCACCGTCTGGCCGGGGAGGCGGCCGGGATCATGGACGCCAGGGAATTCTCCGCCCATCAGGCGGCCTGCAAGACAGCGCTTGGGCATCTTGAAAGCCTGATCAAGCTTTTGCGCTGGGCGTGTGAGGGGGCGGGAGAAGTTGATGACGACACACCTGACAAACGCAATGTCGATCAGCTGATTGTCGAAGCGCGGAGGACGTTGAGCCGCGCGTAATGTGGTTCGAGGTTCCCGCGTTCGCGGGAATGACGGTGGTGACATTATGGAGTGGGGAATGCCAATTACTCAGACCGCCCGCTTCGCCGAATTCGTCTGGATCTGGGATCAGATGTTGGGGCTGAATTTGCCCGGCCATCATCGCAAGATGGCCAATTGGCTTGAAGACTGCTGGCAGTCGGGCAAACGGGAAATGCTTTTGATGGCGTTTCGTAATTCCGGCAAGTCCACACTGGTCGGGTTGTTTTGTGCCTGGTTGCTGTATCGCGATGCCGACTTGCGTATTCTGGTGCTGGCCGCCGATCTGGATCTTGCGAAAAAGATGGTGCGCAACGTCAAGCGCGTGATTGAACGTCATCCATTGATGAGCGCCCTTTTGCCCGACAAGCGGATCGATTGGGGGAGCGAGCGATTTACCGTGGCGCGGACGGCTGTGTTGCGTGATCCGTCGATGCAGGCGGTGGGTATTGGCGGCAACATCACCGGATCGCGCGCCGATATCGTGATTTGCGATGATGTCGAGGTGCCCAAAAACAGCGACACCGCCCATAAACGTGCCGAGCTGCGCGAAAAGCTTGGCGAGATTGCCTATGTGCTGGGCCCAAGTGGTGCGCAGCTTTATGTCGGAACCCCGCACAGCTATTATTCGATCTACGCCCGCGAAGCGCGGACGGAAGTCGGCGAAGTTGCCCCGTTCCTTGACGGTTTTTCACGCTTTGAGCTGCCCATCGTCAATAAGGACGGGGTATCAAACTGGCCGGAAAGATTTGATCTGGCCGCGATCAAGGCGATGCGGATCCGCACCCCGGTTCGCAAGTTTCAAAGCCAGATGATGCTTGAAATGGTCGCGCCCGTGGCCGGGATGCTCGATCCGGCAAAATTGCGGTTCTACGACGATCAAGCCGAGATCACGCATGGCAATGGCCGCATGACGCTTCGGATTGGCGGGCGGACCATGGTGGCGAGTGCCTGCCATTTTGATCCGAGTTTCGGGTCGCTTCGGGGTGACGGGGCGGTGGTAGCGTGCGTTTATATCTGTGATCAGGGGGAATACTGGTTGCAGGATGTCGCGTGGTTGCGCGCGGCCAATCCGGGCGATCCGGCCGAAAGCGGTGACAGGCCATGGCGCGATGAAGCCAGCCAGCTTTGTGCGCAGGTGGCCGACTTCATGGCGCGCCATCACTTGCCGTCTGTTCGGGTCGAGACCAATGGCATTGGCCGGTTTTTGCCCAATATCCTTCGGCGTGAACTGAAATCAATCGGATGGGCCGCCAGCGTCGTAGAGCATTATGAAAGTACGAATAAAGCCACCCGGATCGAGGACGCCTTTGGCGCGGTGATGGGCGCGGGATTGTTGCATGTTCATCGCGATGTTTGCCACACACCGTTCCTGCGCCAGATGCGCGATTGGCATCCCGATGGCAATGGCCCGGATGACGGGCTGGATGCGGTGGCAGGCTGTATTTTGCATGATCCGGTGCGTTTGCCGCGGGTCGATATGCCGGTCAAACGTGCCGATTGGCGGGGGATTGGCGGGGTTTTCCGGGCCGAGAGCCAATTCAACCCGTGAGAACGGGTCTTCAATCCGTGAGGGAAGAAAAAACTTTCTCACAATGCCAAATGGTTAGCAGGGCTGTGTATCACATTTGTGAAATGTTTATGGAAAATTCAGCTTTGATGCCTACGTTTATTATATGAAAGAATAGTAAGGAATTTTTCTTCCTATACCAAAGTGAGAATTTAAGCCAGCCAAGCAAGGTTGCCGGCGGATCGAAACCGGCACAAGGAAACGGCCAAAGATCATTTGTTGATCCATTTCGCAGTGCAGGAACACAAGACGTCCATGTGGACGCACCTGACTGTCAGGAGGCCTGACCATGTTGAAAACACTGAGCTTGATCGCTGTGGTGGCAGGTGCCGTTGCAGTAGCAATTCCCCAAGCCTCGGCGTCCCCCGTCTGCGGGGATCGATCCAAGGTGATCGACAGCCTGAGCGCAAAATATTCCGAAGAGCCGGTCGCGGTTGGCGTCACGTCCAATGGTGGCGTGATCGAGGTGCTCAAAGCGCCCGATGGCCAGACATGGACCATCCTGTTTACCTATCCGTCCGGCCCAAGCTGCCTTGTCGCCTCTGGCGAGGCCTGGCAGGACCTTGAAGAAAAGCTGAAGGGCCCGGCAGCGTAGGCGTAACTCTTCTGCCGGCCTCCTGTATGCTCAAGCCGCCTGTCCAACCCGTGGGATGTTGCCCCGGGGGAGAGGACGGTGAACTGACCCGCAAGCCATCGGCTTGCGGGTTTTTCTTTGTCTGATTATCGAGGCCCCCATGACCCTGCCTGTGACCCAGTCTGTCGATGTGATCTGGTGGATCACGGCTGTTGAAATCCCTGTTGTCGCCAGCCTGTTCTGGTTGCACTGGCGGATGCGTTCCGAATTGCTGAGCCGCGTGGAACAGCAACGCAGCCGTCAGGACACAGACGTCACCGATCTGCGCGATGGCTTGGCGGCGTTCAAGCTTGATGTCGCGCGCAACTATGTCTCCATCCCGTACCTGAAGGATGTCGAAAAGCGCCTGACCGGCCATTTGCTCCGGATCGAGGCCAAACTCGATACCCCCATCATCCCGACCCAAAAGGATCAGAGCTTATGAATGACACCCAAACTTTGACCAGATCGGCCCCGACGCCGATAACCGACCCCGATATGCTGTCCGAAGTCGAAGTGCTTGCCCGCACCCTCTATGGGGAAGCGCGCGGGGAGGAACTTGCCGGGATCGAGGCCGTCGCATCGGTCATCCTCAACCGGGTGGCCTTTGCCAAACGACGCGGGCGCTATTGGTGGGGCAATGACATCAAATCGGTGTGCCTGAAACCGGCACAGTTTTCCTGCTGGAACGCCAATGATCCCAACCGCAAGAAGCTGCTGACACTCAGCCCGCGCGACCCGGCCTACCGTTTGTGCAAACGCATCGCCAAGC